ATTATTGACGACTCTGAATATTTAGCCCACGTTGGTAAACCACACGAGGGCTCTAAACCACATTCAGGTCGATATCCATGGGGCAGCGGCAAGGACCCTTCCGCCACCCCAAAGTCATTTCTTGACACTGTAGCAATCATGAAACGCGACGGGATGTCACAAACCGATATTGCAAAGCAACTCGGTTTTAAATCTTCTGTCGAGCTTCGTGACCATATTACTCTTGCTCGTCATGAACAGAAGATTCAAGAGGTAGCTGCCGTCAAGAAATATAAGGCCAAAGGATGGTCGAACACCGCTATCGGTGAGAAGCTAGGCATTTCTGAAGGCGCTGTACGTAAATACTTATTACCCACAGCACTTGCAAGACAGGAAGCGCTTATTCAAAACAAGCAAGCCTTAAAAGAGCGCGTCGACAAGACAGGCTACCTTGACGTTGGGAAGGGTACTGAAGCACTCATGAAAATTAATGAGTCGCAGAAGAAAAAAGCCCTCCGTGCGTTGGAGCTCGAAGGCTACGTTATTTTGAATTTGCGCGAACGCTCTGCATCAACAGGGGAAGCGTCATTTACTACAGTCCTCGCAAAGCCTGGTACCACCAAGCAAGAAGCATATCGTCATCTCAAGGACTTGAGTTCATTTTCAGGTCCATTGAAAGATAAGGAGGGAGCGCCGTTAGGTATTGTCGCTCCTTTAGCTATTGATCCAAAGCGTCTCCGTATTAACTACGGCGGTGAAGGCGGTGAGAAAGCTGATGGCGTTATTTATCTTCGTCCCGGTGTGAAAGACATTTCCATTGGCGAGAACGCATATGCTCAAATCCGTGCGCAAGTCGGAAAGGGCCATTACCTCAAAGGTATGGCGGTATATCGTGATGACTTGCCTGACGGAGTTGATTTAGTATTTAACACCAACAAGGATCGTTCGGTACCGGTCCTGGGAGACAAGAAGAGTGGTAGTATTTTGAAACCCCTTCGAGATGACCCGGACAATCCATTTGGCGCGACAATCAAATATCAACTCACTGAAGGCAGCGGGCGAAACCGTCGTGCTATTTCTGCTATGAACATCGTGAACGACGAGTCGGATTGGGATAAATGGAGTCGAAATCTTCCATCCCAATTCTTATCGAAGCAACACGAGGCTACAGCAGAACGTCAGCTAAAAATAACTCGGGATTCGATGGCTTCTGAACTTTCACAAATCAAGAGCCTGACAAATCCTATTGTGCGCGCTTCTTTATTAGAGAATTTCGCAGAAAATGCAGACAGTGCAGCTTCACATCTTAAAGCCGCAGCGCTACCGAGGCAGAAGACACATGTGTTACTTCCATTACCCTCGATAGATCCTACACGCATATATGCCCCGAACTACCGTCAAGGAGAACGAGTGGCGCTTGTACGATTTCCGCATGGTGGCACCTTTGAGATTCCAGAGCTTATTGTCGACAACACAAATAAAGAAGGCCAAAAAATGATTGGTAAACGAGCCAAGGCTGCTGTGGGTATTCACCACTCAGTTGCGGAGCGTTTATCAGGGGCTGATTTTGACGGTGATACTGCCTTGGTTATTCCGACCCGAGGCGCACGCCTAAAAATAACGAACGCTCTTAATGGGCTTCGTAATTTTGACCCTCACACAGAATATAAATACCACGAAGGTATGCAAGTCTTACCCAAGGGCCGTGTAGGCACTGAGATGGGGATGATTTCTAACCTTATTACGGATATGTCTGTGAAGGGGGCCAACACGGATGAGCTAGCACGGGCTGTCCGCCATTCTATGGTTGTTATTGATGCTAACAAACACAAGCTCGATTATAAACAGTCATATGTGGATAATGATATTGCCTCACTCAAGGCTAAGTATCAGGGCGGTCCACGCAAGGGTGCCTCTACCATCATTTCTCGTGCCTCAGCAACGGTTCATATTCCAGAGCGTCGCTTGGCATATAAAACTGAAGGCGGGCACATTGACCCCAAGACAGGGAAGCTGCGTTATATTGATACAAACAAGACCCATGGTGTAAAGACCCGTACTGGTGAGTGGGAACAAGCACCCAACCACCAGAAGGTCACTCGCATGAGTCTTGCTGATGACGCATATTCTCTTACATCAGACGCACCATCACCTATGGAGCGGATCTACGCACGCCATGCTAACGAGCTCAAGGCTATGGCTAACGATGCACGTCTGGCAGCGTACCGTTCTGAGCCGATTCCATATTCTGCTAACGCTAAGCGTGTGCATATTGATGCTGTGCGGTCTCTCGATGCTAAGCTGGCTTTGGCTAAGTCCAACGCTCCTCTAGAGCGTCAGGCCCAACGCATGGCAAATCTACAAGTGCGCGCTAAAGTAGAAGCCAATCCAGGGCTAGACAAGGATGATATTAAGAAGCTAAAGACACAAGCTCTTATTGGTGCACGCGCAGCAACAGGAGCTAGCAAGCATCGTATTCAGCCTACTGAGGAAGAGTGGAAAGCTATCCAAGCTGGCGCTATTTCTACTACGAAGCTGAAGGAGATCATGGCTCAAGGCGACATGGATCATATTCGTGAACTCGCTATGCCAAAGGAACAGCGTGCACTACCACAGCGGCAGCAGACGGCTATCAAAAATATGCAATCACGGGGATATTCTCAAGCGGCTATCGCTGAAGCCCTAGGTGTGTCTGTGTCTACGGTCAACAAGTATATTTGACATATTCTCTAGAAAGCTATATTTTCATGAGCCGTGAAGTATATTTGACGACGACCGATAACCCATACCATCCTGGCGACCAGTTCGCTGAGTGGTATAATTTTGATATTCTGCACGGCTATGATAGTATGGGATATTTGGATCGTGTGCTAAATACTACTGATTCGCTAGGACCTCATATTTTGGACGAGGATATTGAGCGAGCTATCGACGATATTGTACGTTATAATTTGTCGGGAGTTCACACAAAAATGATCGTCGAAAATAACAAACCCCCCGTCTATATTTAAGGGGGGAGGGGGTCTTCGCGCAACATACCCCCCTACTCGCTCGCCCCCCGCCTGGGAAAAGCACCAGAAAGGGTGTTCTAAAGGGCGGACGGGGGCTATAACTACTCTGAAACGAGGTGAAACAGGTGTCCAACACACCAAAACGACGCCGAAAGCCGGCTCAAACGGTTGAGGACCGAGAGAACGAGCTCGTCAAGAGCGCCACAGACCTCGCAGCTCAACAATTGCGTGACGGTACGGCATCGCCATCGGTCATCACGCACTTCTTACGCTTGGGTTCCGTTCGTGAACAACTCGAACGACGCAAGTTGTTGAAGGAGAACGAGATGATGGATGTGAAGATGGCTGCCATCGAAGCTAACGAACGCCGTGAACAGGAGTACGCAGAGGCCATCAACGCTCTCCGAAGGTATAAAGGTGAAACCCTCGAATAACTCCCCCAAGACATACCACGAGATGCTCCAATACATGACTCTCGAAGATCGTATTCGGTATCTCCGTCTTGGGGGAGCGGTGAGTCACGCCACCTTCGGCGGAAAGCGGATGGCTAACCAAGACTTCTACAAGTCACGTGAGTGGGCACAAGCCCGCAATCATGTGATCTCACGAGATAACGGCTGCGATTTGGCGCTGTCCGACTACCCAATCTTGGATCGGATACTGGTACACCACATAGTACCAATAACCATGCAAGATTTGGCAGAAGGTTCAGACAAACTATTAGATCCTGAAAACTTAGTATGCGTGTCTCACAATACACATAACCTCATCCACTACGGAACTGAGGATACCACACCAAGAGAGTATCAGGAACGACAACCGGGTGACACAAAACTCTGGTGAAAGGAGATAAGATGACCCGACGAACCCCAGAACAATACGATTGGGGTACACTTGAATTTGATGAAACACTACTAGATTTACACTACACCCCACACGGCTTCCGAACGATTAAGTTTACGGTCATTCATCACATGACTGTTGTTGACCGAGATGGAAACGGACCGGATACCCTAGATGCTTGCTTCAATATCTGGCAAGATCGAGAAGCTTCTGCACATTACGGTGTGGACCATGACAAGGTTCGTCAGTATGTGTACGATTCCGATATTGCTTGGGCTACTGCTAATGCAAATGGCAACAACCATGGTATCTCTATTGAGCATGCTAATAGCACAGGCGCCCCAGATTGGCGTGTCGATCCTGAGACGATGGAGACCGGTGCAAAACTTGTCGCCCACCTCCACAAGTTCTACCGACTCGGCCGACCCGAAATCGGAGTGAATGTTTTCCGCCACATGGACTTCTTCGCTACCGGTTGCCCCGGTCCGTTCCTTGGTGGAAGCCAGTATCACAACTACGTCAACCGTGCTGCTCAGATCTACGATGAGATCACCGGTGCAAAACCAGCTGGTCCCGTGCCACTACCTACCCCGAAGGTTCGTCCTTCGCAAGACGAGGTAGTCAACATGGTGATCCGAGGCCAGTACGGCAACGGCGCAGAACGATTCCAACGGTTGCAGCGTGAGGGGTGGGACCCGCTGGAGATTCAGCGGATCGTGAACGAACGGCTGTCATGATGGGTGGTGCTTTACAAGACGTGAAGAAACTCCTCAATGTCCCCGCTGACAACACGGACTTTGACGTGGACATTAAAAGCTTGATGAACTCCTCGCTAGCAGTGGTGTTCCAAGTTTGCCCCGCCATCAAGAAAGCGAGTCCCGTTGTCTCGGGGACTGAGGAATGGTCTGAGCTGTATGACATCGACGCACCCAAAACTACGACTCCGCGGAACATCATCGCAAGTTTCATCGAGACGTTTGTGACTATGGATGCTCGGTTGAAGTTTGACCCGTCGATTAATACAGCGGTGAAGGAAGCCCATCAAGCTTGCCGAGATGAAATGATATGGAGGTTGAGTGTTGTTTGAGTTAACACCCCAACGCCACGATGAACTCTATCACTACGGTGTCCCCGGTATGCGCCGAGGAGTTCGCAAAGACCGTCGACGGGGTAAGAAGAAGCGTAAGAAGTGGCGTGATTTGACGATTCAACAACGTCACGACATTATTCAGAAACATGTTCGTCGGGCTAAGCTCGCTTACAACGTCGGTTCTGTTGCTGTTCCTTTAGCCACAAGCGCCGCTCTCCTCGGGTATGCTCACTACAGGGGTAAGAAACTTAAAGAATCTCGGTTAAAATTCGGCGGTAAGCGAATGATGAATGCCACGGAACATCTGAAGACTCCGTTCACTGATGTGTCACCGAAGATTCCGAAGAACTGGCGTTCGGGTGTTTCCAATAAACGTAAAGTTTACAACGTAACGACGTTGCACTCTGATGACCATACACCCGAACTATACCACTATGGTATCAAGGGCATGAAGTGGGGTCGTCGGAAAGGTTTGCGTTTAAGTTTGCACCGAAAACCAAAAGTCCGGTCCAAAGAGCGTAAGCATTCTGACGCTCTCGCTGGCAAGGTGAAGAAGACTGGCGTAACTTCACTTTCTAACAAAGAGCTTCAGACGTTAACCCGCCGAATGCAACTGGAGAATGACTATCGACGAACCGCAGACAATCCCTACAAGACCCGAGCTCGACGTAAGGGTGAAGAAATGTTCTGGAAGGGAGCTGGTGCCGTGGGCGGTATTGCTCTTGGCACATTCGGTACAATCGCAGCTCAAAACCTGAAGAGCAAAGATCAGAAGAAACGTATCGCAGCAGGTCTCAAAGTTGCCAAAGCTGTGACTGGGTGGTAGTGAATGGCTCTATCGAACACTGCCACCCCAAAGTATTACGGTATTTTCCGTGAGAAAGTACTTCGGGGCGAGATTCCAGTCTGTAAAGAAATCTCGATGGAGATGAACCGTATTGACGCGCTGATAGCAGATCCGAAGTATTACTACGACGATACTGCTATCGACGGGTTTATCGAGTTTGTCGAAGCCGAGATGACTCTTACCGATGGTTCTGATGTGTTCGTCATGGATTCGTTTAAACTCTGGGCGGAGCAGCTGCTGAGTTGGTATATCTTTGTTGACCGGTCGGTCTACGTTCCACGTCCTGGGAATCGTGGGGGTCGGTATGTTCGCAAGCGTGTGAAAAAGCGTCTTACGCTCAAACAATACGTTATCGTGGCTCGTGGTGCCGCTAAGTCGATGTACGCTTCGTTTCTACAAGCGTATTTCCTTACTGTCGACACCACAACTACTCACCAGATTATTGTGGCCCCCACGATGCCGTTGGCTACAGAAACAATCCAGCCGATCAAGACTGCAATGATCCGCTCTAAAGGACCATTGTTTAAATTTCTTTGTATGGCTGGCTTCACACCTCAAGCGGCTGGTCGAAAAGCCGAGAAGAACAAACTCGCCCCCACTAAACGTGGTATCGAAAACTTCTTGACTAACTCGCTGCTTGAGGTCCGACCGATGCGTATTGACAAACTTCAGTCAATGCGTACAAAGGTAAACACCGTCGACGAGTGGCTTTCAGGAGATGTGAAAGAGGACGTCATCGGCGCCATCGAACAGGGTGCTTCCAAGAATGAGGATTATATCATTCTCGCTATTTCGTCGGAAGGTACTGTTCGTAACAGCGTCGGCGACACCATCAAGTTGGAACTCCAAGACGTTCTGAAAGGCAATTATCTAGCCCCGCACATTTCGATTTGGCACTACCGTCTTGACGACGTCAAGGAAGTTGCTGACCCAGCTATGTGGGTGAAAGCGAATCCGAACATTGGCATCACGGTAACTTACGAGACATACCAGAAAGACGTAGAACGAGCGGAACAAGTCCCCGCCGCACGAAACGACATCCTAGCGAAACGCTTCGGTATTCCCATGGAAGGGTACACGTATTTCTTCACTTACGAAGAAACGTTACCACACGCAAAGAAACAATATTGGGGTATGCCATGTTCGATGGGTGTCGACTTGTCACTCGGGGATGACTTCACTGCGTTCGCGTTTTTGTTTCCCCTTCAGCGGAGTATGTTTGGTGTGAAGACTCGATCTTATATCACCGAACGAACGCTGATGAAGCTTACTACTGCTCGGCGTCTGAAGTACGAAGAGTTCATCGAGGAAGGCACATTAATTGTCATGGACGGCACCGTGTTAGACATGATGCAAGTCTATGACGATCTGGATGCTCATATCCAAGAGTGTCAATACGACATTCGTTCTGTTGGGTATGACCCGTATAATGCGCGTGAATTTATCGAACGGTGGACGACCGAGAATAGTGAGTGGGGAGTCGAAAAGGTCATCCAAGGTGCCAAAACAGAATCCGTCCCACTCGGCGAGTTGAAGAAGCTTGCGGAAGATCGTGCGTTACTCTTTGACGAAGCGCTCATGACATTCTGTATGGGGAATGCTATCGTCATGGAAGACACAAACGGTAACCGCAAGATTCTAAAACGACGCTATGAAGAAAAAATTGACAACGTAGCGGCTCTCATGGACGCTTACGTTGCGTACAAGCTAAATCCTGACAGTTTTGAATAGGAGGACATATGACAAACATGGAATTATACCACTACGGCATCAAGGGTATGCGATGGGGTCATCGCAAAGCACGCCCTACGATGTCTGGTGCCGCACGAAGCGCACGACGGAAGCGGATTGCAAAGCGTGTCGCTCTCGGTGTCGGTGCAGCAGCTGGTGCAGCAGCTTTGGGGTATGGTGCTTATCGGGGTAAGAAGTATATTAGTACACCACATGGCGCCGCGCACCTTATGGTCGGCGCGTTGCGCGCGCAACAAGGTGTTGACCGTGTTGGTGGTGCAGCACGGAAAGCCGGTAGCGCAGTTGGTAGTTATGCGTTAGGCGGCAAACATTCTTCACGACGGGCTGGTCTTAAAGCAGCCGGTGCCGCAGCTCGAAGCGCTGGCAGCGCAATCAAGACGCGAGCTAAAGACGCTAAGGACGGCGCACAAATCATCGGTTATGGTGCTCGGTACGCTGGTGGCGTTCTCGGTAAGCGAGCCGGTGCCGCAGCTGGATCAGCAGCACGGAAAGCCGGTAGCGCAGTTGGTAGTTATGCGTTAGGCGGAAAACACTCTTCACGACGGGCTGCCGCTAGCCGAGCAGCAGGTAAAGTCGATCAAGGCCGAGCCGCTGTTAGTGCACTAGCAGACGCTTATCGGACTCGTCGTAAGTACCAGGGTCGGCATGTTTCTCGTGGCGCCCACGCCGCACACTTCGCTTACGACAGCCCCGGCGAAGCGCTGTACCACTTCGCACTCGACCCCTACGGTCGGTACGCCATCTTGTAACTGATAGAAAGTAACAACGCTCTTGTCATTTACAGAAAAACTGAAACACGCTTGGAACGCATTTCGTGATCCCCCAACATCTGCACCATCGAATGTTGGGGGTTGGACACAATACAGCCCTTCAAGGCGTTTTTTGAGTTTTACTGGTGCTGACCGTTCGTTTGTGAACTCTATCATTACTCGCATGGCTATTGACGTAGCTTCTGTTGAGTTTTTACACGCTCGTACTGATGAGAACGGCGGCTATCTGGAGACCATACCATCTGGACTTCAGAACTGCCTTAACATCGAAGCAAACACAGACCAAGCCGCGCGCGCTTTTAAACAGGATCTAGCTATTACTCTGTTTAAGAAGGGTGTTGCGGCTGTGGTTGCCGTCGAGACTGATATTTCACCACTGAAAACTGGCGGTTTCGACATCAAATCGTTACGTGTTGGGGAGATCGTTAACTGGTATCCTCAGCACGTAATGGTTGACTTGTATGACGAGCGTGACGGACAACATAAACAAATCACTTTGCCAAAGAGTACTGTTGCGATCATTGAAAACCCGCTCTATGACATCATGAACGAACCGAACAGCATGTTCCAACGACTTGCTAAAGCTCTTCGTATGATGGACGGGATCGAAGATGATCTCAGCAGTAAGAAATTGGATGTGATTGTCCAACTTCCATACGTTGTGAAAGGCGAGAATCGTCGTCAACAAGCGGAGAACCGCATTCGTGATATCGAAATGCAGCTCCGCAAGACTGACTTCGGTATTGCCTACGTTGATGGCACGGAGAAGATCACACAATTAAACCGTGCCGTCGAAAGCAACATCCTTCCAAGGATCGAATGGCTCACAAAGCAAGTGCAAGCTCAGTTAGGCTTGACGACTGAGATTCTAGACGGTACAGCAGCTGAAACAGCGTTGTTGAACTATCAGAATCGCATCATCAAGCCGGTAGCTGACAGTATTGCAGAAGAGTTGTCTCGAACCTTCCTCACCAAGACTGCACGTACTCAGCGGCAGACGGTATTGTACCTTCGACGTCCATTCGATCTCGTACCGATGGAGAAGATCGCTGACATTGCGGACAAGTTCACTCGGAATGAGATTCTGTCTGCCAACGAGATTCGTGCAATTATCGGTATGCGCCCATCGACTGATCCCAAGGCTGACGAGCTGTACAACGCTAACATGCCTTACGAAGATGGTTACCCGGGTGATGAGGAGGAAGAAGAGGGCATGGAAGACCCATACGCTCAGCAGGAGGAGTACCCACCAGAGTACGATCCCGAACAGTATCAGTAGCTCAAAATGGAAAGGAAACTATGCGACCAGACTTTAGCGGGTATGCTACTCGCGCTGGTATTCGGTGTTCTGATGGTCGCACTATTCTACCTGACGCCTTCAAAGACAACGACGGCAGTACGGTACCATTGGTGTGGCAACACGGACACCATGACCCCGACAACGTGCTTGGGCATGCCGCCCTAGAGAATCGGGAAGATGGGGTTTACGCTTATGGCTTTTTCAACCATACAGCGAAAGCCCAGAATGCAAAACAACTAGTTCAACATGGTGACATCACGAGTCTTTCGATCTACGCAAATCAATTGGTCGAAAAGGAAAAGCATGTGATGCACGGACAAATCAGGGAGGTTAGCCTAGTGCTATCAGGAGCCAACCCAGGCGCAAAGATTGATAATGTGGTCCTCCGTCATAGCGATGGCGAAGAGACTGAATTGCAAGACGAAGCGGTCATTTACGGCGGTACGCTGTCGCACGGTGACGGCTACATCATGCATGACGACGATGACGAATCCGAAGACATTCAAGCAGTCCTCGACGGCTTGACGCCGGAACAACAGGAAGTCGTCGGAGCCCTGCTTGAAAACGCAGCTGCTCAAGGCTATGAAGCTGGTGTCGAAGACGCCGTTGACGAAGACGACTTCTACGATGAGGATGAAGGCGAGTACGAATACGACAACTACGACGATAATGATTACGACTACGAAGAGGATGACTTCGAGCCAGAAGAACTCGCACAATACGATTACAACGGAGACGCATACATGGGTAATGTATTCGACCAAGGCCGACTAGCCCCGAGTGGTCGCCGGCCTGTTTTGTCTCACTCGGACATGGCCGATGTGTTCAAAGATGCCCAGGAGGTGGGCTCGCTCAAGGAATCCGTACTGTTCCACGCTGACCAGTTCGGTATCACCAATATTGACCTTCTGTTCCCACAGGCTAAGGACTTCCAGAACAAGCCGGAGTTCATTAAGCGTCGGACAGAATGGGTCGATGGTGTGATGAATGGCGTTACCAGTGCTCCGTTTACTCGGGTTCGTTCGGTACACGCAGACATCACCCAAGATGAAGCCCGAGCCAAGGGTTATATCAAGGGTACGATGAAGAAGGACGAGTTCTTCGAGCTGAAGAACCGCTCCACCGGTCCGACCACGGTGTATAAGCGCCAGAAGGTGAACCGGGACGACATGCTGGACATCACCACCTTCGACGCCGTGGCTTGGATCAAGGCTGAGATGCTGCTGATGCTCCATGAGGAAATTGCTTCGGCAATCCTGTTTGGCGACAACCGCGATATCGAGTCCCCGGACTATATCAACGCCAAGAACATCCGTCCTATCGCTACGGATCATGAGTTCTTCACCCATCGTCTTGAGATTGCTCAAAACGATATTGGTACTGACGCCATGATCGAGCTTATCGACACCAGCCGGCATTTCTACAAGGGTTCTGGTCAGCCAGCACTCTATACCACCGAGTCTGTCCTCGGTAAGCTGCGCTGGATCAAGGACAAGGATGGTCGTCGGATTTACCCCAACGATCAGGCTATTGCAGATGCCATGCGTGTCTCGAAGATTGTCACTGTCGAAACCATGGAGCGGGTCCCGAACCTGGTTGGCCTTATCGTCAACTTGTCGGATTACCAGGTTGGTACCGACCAGGGTGGTAAGCTCGGTATGTTCGACCAGTTCGACATCGACTACAACCAGCACAAGTATCTGATTGAAACTCGTATGTCGGGTGCGCTGGTTCGGGCCAAGTCCGCTATGGCTCTGTGGAAGACCGGTTCGCCTGCTGCTACTGGTGACGCCCCCGACAACAAGCTAGACCCGAGTCGTCTGCTAGCTGACCAGCGTCACACCAAGAAGGCTGGCGGCGGTACTCCGCCCCCCGCCCAACCGCCAGGACACTAAGCTCAAAATGGGAAGGTTGAATCATGACACGCTTTAGTGGCGCTGTCGGATTCGGCGAGCCTATCGAGATCGACGAAGGTGTATACGACGTGAAGGTAACTGAGCGTCAAGCTTTTGGCGACGTCGTTCGATCATACCGCAATAATCAAGACGTTGGTAAACTTAACGCCAATGTAAATTTTGATATGGCGGTATCCGTCGTCGCCGACGACTACCTCAAGGATCATTTAGATCTAGCCGTCTATGTTCGTTGGGGTACTCTGTATTTAGCAGTTACGTCTGTGGAGATGAATCATCCACGCATCACTCTTACGCTGGGAGGTGTGTGGCATGGACCGAAGGCGGAACTTACACCTTAAGCTTGAACAGATAGCGGGGGCTGGTGTACCTGTGTTGTATCAGCCCCCGTCGATGCATAAGCTCACGTATCCGTGCATACTCTATCAATACGACGGAACTGGGGTGAAACACGCTGATAACAAAAAGTATCATCGTGCTAGCCGCTATCAAGTCACTTTGATTGCGCGCAAACCTGATCCGGCTCTTGTTGAAGAGATTTCCAACATGGAATATTGTACGTTCCAACAATGGTTTGCTAAAGACGGCTTGAACCATTACGTCTTTAGTATCTACAATTAAGGAGAACTAATGGCCAAACTAACATGGGACAACGTTGGCGAACGTAAGTTCCAGACTGGTGTAAACAAGGGTGTTCTCTACCCTTATAACGCTACACAGAAGACCTACGCCGCTGGTGTCGCGTGGAATGGTCTTACCAAGGTCACGGAAAGCCCTTCTGGTGCTGAAGTCACCGATATTTACGCTGACAACATCAAGTATCTTGGTTTGATGTCTGATGAGAAGTTCGGCGGCACCATCGAGGCTTACACCTACCCCGACGAGTTCGCAGCTTGCGACGGTTCGGCTACGGTTGGTGGAGCTTTGGTGACGCAGCAGACCCGTAAGATGTTCGGTTTCTCGTGGCAGACTCGGATCGGTAACGATACTGAGGGTGTGGATTTCGGCTATGACATTCACATCGTGTGGAGTGCCCTAGCGAAGCCCTCGTCCAAGGATCACAGCACGATCAACGATTCGCCCGAGGCTGTTACGATGTCTTGGGAGATTTCTACCACTCCGGTGTCATTCAAGGGTGACGGCGAGTTCAAGGACCTCAAACCGACGGCTCACCTCATCATCCCGTCCAAGACCGTGAAGAAGGAGAACCTAGCCGAGCTGGAGAAGAAACTGTATGGTACCGAAAACGATCCGCCTACTCTTCTCAGTCCCGAAGAAGTTCTCACGATCGTGAAGAAGCCGTAACATGACGCTAGAACTTGATATCGTTACTCGTCATGACTTCGACGGTACTCGGAATCGGTTCTTGCCAGTGACGATCCACCTCAAGATGTGTCACAGTCTCGTCAGCATCTCAAAATGGGAAGAGAAGTACCAACGACCCTTTCTAGTGAGTGACGATGACAAGACACAAGAAGAGCTGCTGGATTACATTTCGATGATGGTCGTTAACGAACTACCTCGCAAAGCTGTCGATGAAGCTATTTCCGCCATTACAGCAGAGCAGATGAGTCTCGTTAACGACCACATCGCCTCACGAGCCAGTGCTACTACGTTTTCGGACAGTGGTGCTGGCTCTTCGTCAACTGAGATCATCACCTCAGAGCTTATCTACTACATGATGTTCGCTAATGGTATCTCGAAGGAATGCGAGACGTGGCACATTAATCGCCTACTCGCATTGATTCGTATCTTTGGCATTAAGAACTCGCCTGAGAAATCTAAGAAACTTTCACAAGCTGAGATCATGGCTCGTAACCAGAAACTCAACGCTGAGCGTCGAGCACAGTGGGGGACGAGCGGATGACAAAGCTGAATTGGGACGATCGTTTTTTCACAGAGGGTTGTAGCCGAGGTGTACTATACCTTAGCGAATTTGCAGTGAAAGCTTGGGCATGGCATGGGCTTATCTCTGCCACCGAGACACGCAAAGCTGAGATGACATCGTTGTACTACGAAGGTCGAAAATGGGGCGCCATCGCTGGCAACGTCGAGCGAGAACTGAAGATTAGTTGCTATACTTATCCGCCAGTGTTAGACCAACGCATGGGCATCGTGCCTAAAGCTGTTGGTATCTACGCTGATGAAGGTCGACCACAGACATTCGGGTTTACGTTCCAGTCGCTAGATAGTAACGGTCATCGGCATGTGCATGTGTATCCAAATCTGTTAGCCAACCCATCTGAGCGAGAACACCGTACCATCAAGGAAACCCGCGATCCGCAGACGATAGGCTTCGACTGCCAAGTAGTTCCACAGAGTTTTAAGGGTGGTGATTACGTCGCTCCGTATTTTCGGATCGACCTAGATTCCCTAGATGCGGAAGACTTGAAAACAGCAACGGATGCACTATACGGCTCAGACACTGGCGATGCCTCTATGGAAAAAGTTCTGAAGTTCATCGTCGATAAGATGGGCGGTAAGCCAAAGTGGAATCCGCAATCCATTGACCAAAATCAGTGGGAGTTTGATAGCGCCGAGGGTAACTTCAGGTGGATCAACGAAGCTGATGGCGAGTTTGAGATTGATATTTAGGAGCACCTATGGCTAAAATTGTAACACTTACTAAAGGGGGAATCGAGAAACTCATCAAAGCTGCTGGGACAGTTTCTCCGACATCGCAGAAATTAGCTCAGTATGATGGGAACGGTTGCCTTGCTACTAATGATCCTCGTTTCGCTTTAGACTGTGTGAACAAATCATACCTCGATACCCGGTTGAACGGTCTCGGCGGAGGCGGCGGAACAGGAACTAGCACTCCGACCCCTAATGCTGTTGCTGCCTACGATAGTAACGGTGTACTTCGTTCCACCCCTAAACCTGAAGGGCAAAACTGGGTTAACAACAACGACGTGGTTACGTTTAGTGATCTCAAGAACCGACGGGTGAACGACGCATACCAAGAATTTCTAGATCTTAAAAAAGCCACTGTTGCTTTCGTAGCTAAAATGACTGCATACGATCCAGTCACTGGTGGTCGCGTCGATTTACCTGCCCCAGATACTAACGAGTTTCCGTGGATTCGACGGACGACTGGTAACGGTGGCGGACATGAATATGTACTTGACACCGGTAATGCCTATGTTATCGAGATGGCGATGTATGGCAAGGCGTATTTTCAATCTTACGACATGTTTGCTAACGGAACTGGTTTTTGGAACCTCACCACACCAAATGGTGAAAAGTGGAAATCCGAACAGTCTATTCTCTTCCGCAAAGGTGGCCAACCGAACGTGTGGCTTAGTCACAACGGATGGGTAAAAGAAGCAGCCGGCATCGCTATTCTTCGCATTACTAAGATTCCTGGTATTACCATCTAATGTTCAAGATTGAAAAATCCGGTGACCTTACCAAAACCTTCGACTTTCTCAAACGTATGTCCTCTGACGAACTCTTTCAAAGCCTCAGCCGCTATGGTCAAAAAGGCGTGAAAGCTCTATCGGCTGCCACGCCGCAAGACACGGGGAAGACTGCTTCGTCTTGGGAGTTCAAGGTCAAAATGGGAAGGAAACCCAGCATCACTTGGTACAACACCAATGTGGTGAATGGGTTCAAGGTCGCCGTCGGTATTCAAATCGGTCACGGCACCTCTGGGGGCGGCTATGTCCAAGGGATTGACTACATCAACCCCGCATTACGCCCCCTGTTTCAAGAAATTGCTAACGAAGTTTGGAAGGAGGTTACCAGCTAATGGCGACCATCGACGAGCGCGTCGTTGCGATGAAATTCGATAACACGCAATTCAAGGCTAAGTCGCAAGAGACTATCGCCGATTTACAGAAACTAGAGTCAACCATCGACTCTGGAGCTACGAAGAATCTCGGTAGCGCTTTAGGTTCGACATTTTCAAACGCCTTGAGGGTGGTCGATTCGTCAACGGGTGGTATTCTTTCCAGTCTGGGCCTCATACAGAAGTCAGCGTCAGATGTGGACATGTCTGGACTGTCTAACAGCGTGGAGGACGCCACAAGTAAATTTTCTATGTTGGAGAATATTGCTGTTGGCGCACTCCACAACATCGGTGCCAAGCTGGCCGACAGTGGTTTGAACGTAGCGAAAGCATTTACCGTTCAAGGTGCTATGGATGGGTTCAAAGAGTATGAACTACAGATTAACTCAGTTCAGACTATTCTTGCAAACACCCAATCTAAGGGTAGCACTCTTGCAGACGTTAACAAAACCCTTGATGACTTAAACGCCTACGCTGACCGAACCATCTACAACTTCGGCGAGATGACCAAGAACATTGGTACGTTCACCGCTGCTGGTGTTGGCTTGGAAGACTCGGCCAAAGCAATCAAGGGTATCGCTAACTTGGCTGCTCTGTCTGGTGCAAACTCAGAAAAAGCTTCCAGCGCTATGTACCAGTTATCCCAGGCTATTGCTGCTGATAAAGTCGGCTTGGAAGACTGGAACTCTGTGGTGCACTCCGACATGGGCGGCGAGATATTCCAGAAGTCTTTGTTTGACACGGCAAAGGCTATGGGCACACTCAAAAACGCGGGTAACATGACGTTCGAGGAATGGACCAAGAACTATAAACCATTCCGAGAAACCTTAGCTGACGGATGGCTCACCGGTAAAGTCCTCACCAAAACTTTGGAGAAATTTACGGGAGATCTGAGTGACGAACAACTCCGTGAACAGGGCTACACTGAAGAACAGATTGCCTCCATCCAAAAGCTAGCACAAACAGCTAATGGCGCGGCTCAGGACGTTAAGACTTTCACCCAGATGATCGGTACCATCAATGAATCAATTGGTTCGGGCTGGGCCCAGTCTTGGCGTATTATTATCGGTGACTTCGAAGAAGCCAAAGTTTTGTGGACTCGGGTTAGCAAAGTCATTTCTGGTGCTGTAGACCAATCAGCCAAAAGTCGTAACGAACTACTCCAAGGCTGGAGCGATGCAGGTGGGCGTACCATCGTCATTGATTCTTTGGTACGAGTATTCAACGGCTTGTACAGCATAGTAGGGCAAGTGGGTCGTGCTTTCTCTCAGATATTCCCGCCCATGACTGTCGCTCAGGTGATGAAGCTCACACGAAGTTTCGAGGACCTGTCCTACAAACTAACACCTTCTATCGAAACTGTTGTGAATCTCGGCAGGACGTTCAAGGGTTTCTTTGCATTACTACACATCGGTTGGTCGTTAATTAAAGCTGTCGGCTCTATGATAGCTAAGATTTTCGGTGCTTCTGGTGGTGCAGCTGGCGGGTTACTCTCAATGACAGCTTCGCTAGGCGACTTCCTGGTGAAGCTCGATGAGAGCATTCAAAATGGGAAGCTGTTTGAGAACATCTTCGGTAAGGCCGGCACTTTCATAGCTGGTGTATTCGAGTGGATCGGTAAATCGGTCGATGACACCAGCGTGGCCTGGGGTAAATTCCTAGACTTCGTTCATAAAGTAACAAACGGTCTCATCAAGATTTTCAACATCCTCACCTCCGGTAAGTATAAAGACGGTACTTTCATGGGGTTGAAGAGTGATGCTGGCTTCATCAAGTTCCTCATCAAGGTTCATGATTTAGTCACGTCGTTTATTGACAAGATCAAATCGTTCTCGTTTCTTGACTGGTTCAATGTTAGCGCTGGTATCGGTGGCGTGGGTATTTTGGCCCTCTTCGCTAAGATCGTATCCCAACTGAAGGCTATCATGGCCTTGAAGGAAAAGATTCCGTTCTTGAATGGTGAGGGGATCAAGGGACTCTTCGCTCTGCTCCGCGGTGGCGGAGGTGATGGAGATGAGAAGGGTGGTAAAGATGCTCCTGGTATCGTTGACCAGCTCACTGGTGCATTTGAGAAGATGCAACAGGCCCTCAAAGCTCGTGCCCTACTTCAAATCGCTGCTGCTATCTTGGCCTTGGCTGCGGCTGTTCTTATTCTGTCGTCAATTGACGGTGGAAAGCTAGCCCAAGCCACCGCTGCGGTTGGCGCTCTCATGGCGGAGTTGATGCTAGCCTTAGCGGGCATGACGTTCCTCACCAAGGGGAGCGGTTTTGTTAAGTTGGCTGGTATCGCTGGCGCCATCGTTGCTATTTCGGCTGCAATAGTTATTCTCGCTGGCGTCATGAAACTCATGTCCAAGATGTCATGGGAGGAGATTGGTAAAGGTCTCGCTTCTATTGGCGGGGCGTTTCTCATTATTGCTATCGGCACAAAACTTATGCCAGCTAAGTTATTGCTTGGCACGGCGTTTGCTCTGGTACCGATGGCTAATGCTATCGCCATTCTCGTTCATGCCATTGGCGATGTCTCGAAGTTATCGTGGGAAGAGATCGGTAAAGGTCTCACCGCGATAGCTGGTGCAATGTTGCTTATGGCTGGGACATTACGTCTTATCCCGACCAAGACGGCGTTTCTGTTAGGTCTCACGCTTAACGCATTTGCTGGCTCGATGGTTGTTTTAGCCTCAGCCATAAAGAGCTTTGGCGAGATGCAGTGGGATGCTATCGGTCGTGGCCTAGCTGCTATGGCTGGTGGTTTACTCCTCATGGTCGGGGCATTTCGACTCATGCCGGCTACCGGTGGTGTTGTCGCCGCTGCTGGTATTTTCATCATGGCGAACGCTTTGGTTGTTATGGCGCAGGCATTTAATATGTTTGGCACCATGTCGATCGAATCCATCGCCCACAGTCTCGTTGCTGTGGCTGTTGGGTTGTTGTTGATGGTCGGCGCCGTGAAGTTAATGCCCGACACGGGTGTATTCGCTGCTGTGGGTATTTTGGTCATGGCGAATGCTCTCGTTATCATGGGACAAGCGCTCACCGCTATCGGAGGTTTGTCGATCCGTCAAATTGTGAAGGGTTTGATCGGACTCGGCGGAGCTATGGTAATTCTGGTAGCCGCGGCAAATCTCATGAACGGCGCTCTTGCTGGTGCCGCAGCTATGGTTATTGTCGCTGCTGCTATCACACTGATGGTTCCGCCTCTCGTGACCCTCAGCAAGCTCACAGCAGGACAAATCCTTACGGCATTATTAGGCCTAGCAGGTGCGTTTACCGTATTGGGTGTTGCCGCGGCTTTGATGACGCCGTTACTACCATCCTTATTAGGTCTAGCTGGAGCTGTCGCCCTTCTTGGCCTAGGTACATTAGCCGCTGGTGTGGGATTAACGGCTCTCGCAGCAGGTCTTGCAACACTTGCGGCGGTTGGAGCGTCTGGTGTAGACGGTTTAGTGAATTTGCTGCTGTTTATTCCGAAACTGTTCAAAGCTGTTGCCCTAGGACTGGTTGATTTCCTTGGGGCATTAGCTGAACACGCGGGTGGACTCGGTAAATCCATGGTGATTCTCTTCACCACCATGTTCGGAGCGTTAATCGAGTCTGGCACGCAACTCATGCCGAAGATGATTGACTTTATCGTCACACTCATCTTAGCATTACTTGACGCTGCGGATCGTACCGTTCCAAAGTGGATCGAGACATTCACGCATCTGATGATCGAGGGTTTGAATGCTATCCGTATTCTCACTCCATTGATTGTTCAAACGGGCGAAGATGTCTTCATGGCGTTTATTGACGGCATTAACGACCTCATCCCAAGGATGGCCGAGTCGGGTCAGAACGCCATATTGCGAATGCTTGATGGTGTCAACGAGTTCTTGCCTCGTGCGATCGACATGGGCGTTACCATCATTTGGAACTTCCTAGACGGTATTGAACGGGCTCAGTATCTCATCACTAACAAGATGTTTGATACTGCTGTCAACATGATTAACAATCTTGCTGACGCTATTCGCCGAAACAAGGAACCACTCCAAGAAGCTGGGCATAATTTAGCGTCAGCATTATTGGAGGGCATGTTTGACGGTATAGCTAAGAACGCACAGAAGGTTTTGGATTCATTGTCCTCCCTAGGTAAGCGGATGCGTAACGTCACTGCCGCGGTTCTTGGTATTCATTCGCCATCTCGGGTGTTCCGTGAGTTCGGTATGTTTACCATGCTGGGTCTAGCCGGGGGCATCAACGCTAACGCTGAGAAACCAATCGGTGCATCGCAAGGTGTTGCCGAGTCGTTGATTTCTATTGCTCGAAATGTTCTTGGTATTCAGTCACCAAGCCGGGTTTTTCACGGTATTGGTGAGAACGTTAACCAAGGCATGGCCCGGGGCATTGATGATTCTGCCAAGGCGCCTCAGCAGGCTTTGAGTAATAACCTCGATCGTATGATTGCCATTACGGACGATAAAGGTGCTCAAATTGCGAAGGCTGGCGGGTCGTTTATTGATACTCTGTATGCGTCTTTGAGTGAGACTGATTTCTCGAAACGGATGGGCGGTATTTTCTTCGAGGCAGAACGTAAGCGCGACGAAGCCATCGCCGCGAAACGACAGAAGTACGAAGAAGAGACCGAGAAACTCCAAGAGGAAATCGAGCAAGCGGAAGAAGCGGCTGAAAAGGCTCGTGAGGATGCTAAGAACGCCGAGGAGGACGCAGCCAAGATTGCTGCCGACGCCAAGAAGGATGCTACAGCAAAACGACGAGCTCAGCAGAAGGCTGAACGAGCCAAGAAGAACATCGCTAAAGCCGATAAGAAGTACCAAAAAGCTCTGGAGAAGGCATCCAAGCTGGAAGCAGAGCGGATTGGCTTCGAGACCGGTGAAGTGTATGGCGAAGCGATGGCCGACGGCATCGAGAGCAACAAAGACCGCATCAAGACCTTGGTGGAATACATCATGGATGAGCTCACGGCAGAGCAACAGAAGCTGAAGACCAAGGTCGATAACGTGGTGAACGTTTTCGACGGTATCAGCAAGATCAAGTCCTCTGTCACGAGTATTACCGATGCCGCTAAAGATTTCGTGCGTGCATTTAACCGTATGCGCAACGCTTCGAGTGACCGGTCATTCAAACGCAACCTCGGGTATATGCTGGATTCGGTTGTCCAGATGGGCCAAGGCGTCGGTGGGATTATTGACACATTCAGTAAATTCTCACCGATGCTGAAGATCCTACTGACGAATTTCGAGTCTACATTACCCGCGATTGCTGCTATGGTACAGCCGTTTGCGCCCATGCTTGCTCAAGCTTTAGGCGGTGGTTTAGCTAGTGCGGC